CAAGAAGGGAAAGGTGAAAAAACATGGCGAATGCTAAGAAATTGCCGTCCGGGTCTTGGCGTGTGCTGGCGTACTTAGGGAAGGACCCGACTGGCAAGCCGATCAGAGTGTCATTCACGGCAGATACTAAGAAAGAAGCGGAATTCCAAGCCGCCGAATATATAGCACGGAACCAGAAACCGCATGACAAGGACTTGACGGTCACGGATGCGATTGAACGATATATCACCGCCAAGACCCCGGTGCTGTCGCCGCCAACAATCAGAGCATACAGGTCATACCAACGGACGCATTATGACGGCATCGGAAATAAGCACGTTTTCAGACTGACCACGGAAGACATGCAGCTGTTCATTTCCGCCAAGACTATTGACGGCGTGAGCCCTAAGACAGTCGCAAACGTGTATGGCCTTCTAGCGTCCTCTGTTGCCCTTTTTAGGCCCGATGCGGTATTCCGTGTAAAGTTGCCAACCCGAAAGAAAAAGGCCCGGCAAAGCCCGTCTGACGGCGTTGTGTGCGACCTGTTCAGAAGCGCAGATGCGGAACTGCAAAAGTGCATTGCGTTGGCGGCATTCGGATCATTACGCCGTGGCGAAATCTGCGCCCTGAAGCACTCCGATCTGAACGGCCTGTGCCTGTCCGTACACGCAGACATGGTCATGGATGAAAGCGGAGTGTGGATTTATAAGGACATTCCGAAGACGGCAGAAAGCAACCGCACAGTCCTGCTCCCGGAAGAAGTCGTTGCGCTTATTGGTGACGGACTGGAAGACGATTATATTATCGGCATCAGTCCCAGCAGGGTTTCAGATCGGTTTATCAAGCTGTGCAAGCGGCTCGGCGTGGAAGGCGTGCGGTTTCATGACTTGCGGCACTACTTCGCCAGCATCGGGGCCGTTCTCGGTGTTCCTGATACCTACTTGTCGACCTTCGGCGGCTGGCGGTCAGACAGTCCCATCATGAAGACGATATATCAAGGAACTATAGACGAACAAACAGCCGTTTATGCTTCAGCCATGACGGCGCATTTTTCAAAACTCATGACCAGTGTACACGAAACTGCACACGGAAATTGAAAAAGCCTATAAAATCGGCGGTTTTAGGCCTTTGCATGTGGGTTCAAGTCCCATCTTCCGCATGAACTAAGAAATCCCCGAAATCCAAGGAAAGCTGATAAATCCAAGGGTTTCGGGGTTTTTGATTTTAAAATATTTCTCAAGATTTTGAGTGAAAATACCGCATTTTGTGTACGCAGTGTACACGAAAGTGCACACGACTTCACACGGTTTTTAGCCTTTCAAGCGGATGATATAACCGACCTTGTAATTGGCCCATGATAACGGCCCAATCCATTTCACATAATGCGCACCCTCACCCTTTTCCGTGCAATAGGCGTGACCGCTATCATATGAATTATGGTTCCCAAGATAAATACATGTATGGTTCAGCGTGACAAACGTGAGGATGTCGCCGGGGCAAAGCGTGCCGTCAGCAACAAGCTGTTCCGGGGTTCTGTCCCCGATCTTGATTAAGTCTGCATACTTTTTCAGGTCAGCTTCTGCGTGATTGTTCAGCCAACGGATGCCGCCACCCTTTTGACCGTACCACGAACAAGCGGAAGCAGGAAGGCCCGACTCTTTCATGGCAAAGCCCACGCCGCCCATGCAGTTCGTATATAATTTGTTCGCCTTGCGTGTCTTGAAAAAGGTCGACTCAGACACATGACCACCGTTGTTGTAATAACGCCAGTCCTTCCCGGCGGCAATGTCATCGACAAGCCACTGGTTCAGCCGTACACAAGCCGCACATAGCTTTTGCCAGCGTGTCAGCTTTGGCTTGTATACAAGTTTCTTGGCATCCATGTCATAAACCCGGAAGCCCCAGTTGCTGTTAGCTTGTCGCTTGGCATTGTCAAGGTTACTGAACAGACCTAGTCTGTACTTTGTTTCTGATAACCGCCGTTGGACTGCGTACTTATCTTTTGCACCGCTATACACAAGGCCGCCGCTCTGGTTGTACACATTTAAACCTTCCTTCTCTGCTGCCGCTATGGCGTTGGCTTTGACGGCATAGGCCCCGGTCTGCCCGATATACTTTCCGTCTAGATACCCGGCGGCGACTCTGTACCATGCGTCAACTGGTGGGTCATCAGATGCCCCTGCCTGTTTGTCGTACTGGACAAGGTTGTTTTCCTCAATCACTCGCATGACTTTTTCGATATAGGACGGGTCTGTCGCATAGCCGCCCGTGCTGATAAGCGTGATGACTGTTCTGGGATCCTTCAGACCTTGGACAGCCCGGTATTTATAGCCGTGGTCATTCCGTACATGCAGAAGGAACTGTTCATAGTCTTGTATGCAATTTTCATAGTTCTTGTAGATACGGAAACTGTCTGTCACATAGACCAGCTTGCCGTTGCGGTATTCGGGCGTGACCTTAGAAAAGGATTGTCCGTCCCAGACAGAAAAGTCTGACCAAGTGTTATTGATTAGGTCGGTCTTCATTCCGAGAAGGTTATTGCGCTTCACAAGTTCCGTGCTGTCTGCTCCCAGTCCGTAACCAGTTTCAAGGCAACACTGCCCGATAACAACGGACGGTAAAATCTTATTACTCCCGTACAGATGCACAGCAATCTTGGAAACCTTCGAAATAAAGTCTGCCTTGCTGGTCGGAATGCCGGAAGCGGTCACCGGGTTCATCCGGGAATTGACGGCATCAGCAATATCACGCATTCGGGAATACAAGTAGTCTCCCGGACAAGCCTTAGCGGCATAGTCACGGTGGACGGTCATATTGCATCCGTTAAGATGATTTATTCGCTCCTGCGCACTATTTGACCACACTAGCTGTTTAATGCCATTGCGCTGGCAGATATCCGTCAGAAGACTAATCAGGCTGTTATAGACGGATTTATTCACGGCATTCGGTGCGGCGGTATCACTGGAACATTCGATCGTGATTGCCCGGTGGTCATTCTCACGGCTGGAACTGCACCATGACCTATCTGTTTCAGGAACAAAAAGCCCGATGCGCCCATCGTCCCCGATGCCGTAATTAGCTGATGCCTGTGTTGACGATCTGCTGAACCATGCGCCCATATCCTCGACAGATGCGTGACCGGCATAGCAATGAATTGTAATGGTATCAATGGCGTGGTTGCGTGGCGTGTTCCTATTCGGCGATAGTGCGGTGTAAGATACTAACTTCGAATTACTCATATCATCATGTCCTCAAATAAAAAAAGGGGAAGGCTGTCAACCTTCCTTTTCCTCTGATGGGTCTTCTTCCGTCATAGTATCCATAGCTTTCTTCAGCCGCTTCGTGATCCATGACGGAACTGGAAGCCCTGCCTGATCCAAGTTCTCAATAACAGACAAGATTTCCATAATACATATGTAAATTGAAATAAACGCAAAGATGTTAATGGGCAGAACAATGGCGACTTGAACCACATAGGCCAGCACTATGATGACGATTTCTGCCGATTTACGGAACAGCCCCTTTCGCATCTTGGTGCTATCCCATGTGTTGTTAATGCTTGCTTGTATCCACCCGGTCAGCACATCAGCCCCCATCAGAATGATGGGCAGAAGCAGGGGCCAGACATTTGATGTAAAATGGATTTCTTTCATGGCTTCCATAATGTTCATTCCTTCCTATTCAAGAAGTGAAAAGAGCCGCCCATGTGGACGGCCCCGGTTATTAAGTTACTTGCTTACGCAAATGGGTCTTTAGTTCACTAAAAACTGACGTAAAGGTCTATTAATTTGTATGGTTGTTCCAAGTGTACAGTTCCACATTGTCTGTTGTCATGGATGCCGATTCGCCCCTCTTGATAATGCCATACGGAGCAAAGCAGTTATTGACATACGCCCTGAATTTTGTGGTCTGTGTTCCGTAATATGTAACATTCATGTTATTTGAAAAATAACAGTTTGAAACATACAGCTCAGGTTCTGCATCTGCTGTGCTGGTGTTGTGGTAACGGACATCCGCAGACAAAACTCTGTCACTACTTGACACATTATTCTTGAAATAACAATTATGAAGAATATGCCTTGAATATTTATGTGCGCCACCACCAATACAGTTAGCGTTGTAAAGGTTATGTCCGATTACTCTGCAATTCTCATACTTTATAGTGAATGGAGAATTATCTGCTG